CTTTTCCCTTGGCTTCCATCTCCAGGGTGTGGAGTTGACGTTTGAGGGCGATCGCATCGGCTGTCCGCTTTTCAGTGAGAGCCTTATCATAGGCTGCCCTGGTCTTCTCCAGCATCGATCCGGTATCCTTCGGGGGCTTTCCGCCACCTGTGGAATCGGATCCGCCGCCCTTCGACCTCAGCAGTGATTCCTTCCCAGGGTACTGGTCGAAGATCTCGTCCATCGCCTCGAAGAAATCTGCCGGCTCGCCGGGCTTCTTCCTGGAGTACACCAGGTCCCCATTTCCGTAGTAACCACGCTCGACAAGCTCGCCCGTCTTTTCGTCTTCCTCGACCTTGAAGTGCTTCCCGAAGTAGGCCTCGGCGATCTCCGGGCGCAATGTGGTTTTGGGATCCTCCCCACTCCACAGAGGGTGAAGGGCAAACTTGTTCGAGATAACCAGTTTGTGGATCTGGGATCGGCCTTTGTTGATCAGCCCGCTGAGTGACTCTTTCTCCTTCTCAAAGGAGGCAGCAAGCTGTCTCTTTTCGGCTTCGTGGGCATCCTTCATCTGCCGCTTCATCGACTCCACCTTCTCCGCCTTCAACCAGTCCTTCTCGTTGAAGTTGGCAACCGCCTGGAGTGCTTCTTCGGCTTGGCGCTTCCACGCCGGAAGGTCTTCCACATCCTTGAACAGCTCATCCACTATCTTGTACTGCGACTGGAGCCCTTCAAACTTTTCCCGGTGACCCTTTGACTCTTTTCCCAGATCGATGATCTTCTGGTACATCTGCGGGACATCCACCGGGACGTCCTTCCCATCCTTGTCCACGTAAATGGGCTTTCCCTCTGCCAGTACTGCATGACCATCTGCATCAGTTTTCAAAGACCACATAGGCTTCCGCCTCCTCAGTTCCCCATCCGGGGATAAATTTGATGTCCCTTCCGGGACCGCTTTCGATTGACTTAATTATATCGGTCGACAAATTGCAAATAAAGGTTTTTTACAAAATCAGTTCCAGGGAGATTTCCCTTGCTTGATAGCCTTTTCCGCTTTAACCACAATCTCTTTATCATTATCAGTCAGGTCTGTGAATAAGTCCACCTTGGAAACCCGATCAATAAACTTTTCCTTGAACCCTGGCGGTTGGTCAAGGAAAAATGGACTATTTACCACTTTTGCCATCCGTTGACTAAACAAAGGATCCATGAATCTACCCCTCCTTAATAACAAGCATGCTCCGATTGAGGACCACCATATACTCATTTCTCGCCACATCGATGGCATCATATCCGAGTAGGAGAGCCAGTCGTCCTGGATCCTGGACCACCACCTTCAATTTGCTTTCCAAAGATTCAACCTCTCGGAGCATGATAACATATTTTTCCTTGGCCAGATCTTTAGCCTCCCCTTTTGGCATATCAAAAACAGACTTTCGGAATTTTTCCAGTTCGTCCCGTCTGCTGAATGTTCGGACGAAGTCATCCTTCATGTTTCTGAGTTCTCGACTCCCAACAATCCGGGCTTCCGGTCTCAACTTCATTTCAAGAATCCGACCATCGTTTTTAAGATCGGCGTACTCCCCAGCAACCTTCAGCCGGGTATCACCATAAGCGGTGTAGGTCCCATTGCCCCATACTCCCTTCCCGGCAAAATACTTTCCTCGAAGAAAATCATCTACGTACTGTTTTGTTTTCTCCGAAGTGGAAGCAGCGATCCCTCTTGCCAGCTCCAGTCCCTTGATATCGGCAAACTCCTTTGCCTTAACCAACTGGGGGAGTCCATCATACCCGGCTATATTTGCCAGGCGCTCCATTACCTCGTCTGCCGCTCCGGCCTGATTTACTTTGCTCCATACTGGATGCTTCCCAAGGTCGGAGAAGTCAAGCTCTTTTAATTCTTTGAACAAAGGATGATCCAAAAATTCTTCTGGAGAAAGTGGTTTGGTGATCGCCTTGGTCACAGTGGCGACTTTATCCTCCGGGAGCAATCGGATCATGGTTACCTCGGCCTCCCCAGGGGCTCCGGTCATCCGACCAATCCCACCAATGGACTGATACCCTTCATCCAACATCTCTTTGATGGTCTTTTGTTTATCCGGGACAATATAGCTTTCCTTCCCGATGTGGGAGGTCTGAGCCCCCTTCGATGACAGGGTCCACGGTTCCACCTCCCCAGGACGCAGAGCCCCTTTACGGTAGAGCATCGGTGGTCTGTTTTTTGCTGCTTCAAGTCGGTCAATCTGATTGTTTAGATCTTCCTCCATGTACTCATCAAGGATCCCCAGTCTTTTGTTTTGGATTAAATCCTTCTTTATCTTTGCAATCTCAATATCCAAACGCATCACATGCCCATCGGAATAAGCCCGCAGCAACCGGGTCTCCGTGGCCATGATATCCCGCAACAACTCCCCTTTTGGAGACTGCTCCAACAGCAAGGCCTTTATTTCTTTATCAGCAACTTCCTGGATCTCTTTATGGAAACCATGGGCGGTTAATAATTGCTTGACCTCTTTATAATCAGATTCAGAGTGACCAAGAACCTTGGTGTAGTAATCGTCCCCGACCTTGCCAGCAAGGGGATTAGTATTCCCTAATTCAGTCGCTTCCAAGACGGAAATCTTTTTACCTTCATTCCAATAGCCCGACTCCAAGGCCTGCAGTCTGGTGGTAACAATATCAGGGTCAAGGATCCTGGCGGCCGCTGCGGTAGACTGCTCAATAGTTTGAGAGGGAACCCGTCGAACTCTAATAATGGTTTTCCCTTCCACCTCACTTATATTCATTATTTCAAAAGCGGATCCATGCGGTAGGAGGGCTTCCCGCTCTTCAATAATAGCGGCGACCTTCTTACTCAATAGAGGAAGGGTGGGCGCGGTTTTAGGGGATTCAATCTCCAATAAAACCGAATTTTTTCCAGGAATATAAGCCCCTTCAACTACCTTCCGATCAAGACTTGTAGAAACAAAAGACTTATCGGTTAAAATCATTCCCTTCTTTAACTGCGATTTATTAATCCCAAATTCGGTCAAACTCGAGCCACGAAACAGTAAAACATCTTCATTAAACCGACTGCTGTTTATCGCGTTTTGAATTTGGTCCACTCTCCCCTGTAATCCAACTGCGGAATGTCCGGATGCAATCTTGCCTTCCCGCAAATACTGATTTACATAGGCATAGGAATAATCGTATCCACTTTCAGAATATCGTTTTACTGCCGCAGCCTCCTCCCCCGATAACGAGGACAGTAGTTTATCAAATTCTTTTGATCCCTGGTAAGTTTCAATGTCTGAATCATTTAGTTGCTTATACACAATGGAATCCGAAGTTGATATCACCTTACCTGGGATAATTGGAACACCAGGAGCCGGGGGACCAGGAACCGTCCGGACAAACCCACCGGCTTCCGCCTCCAGATCCCGGACAACCGACTGCCATCCCTCCGGGAGATCCATCCCCTTGTTCCACCGGGACATCCAGGCCTGGGTCGTGGATTTCTTCCCCCCGACTGCCTCCGCCACCTGGGCAGCCGTCATCGGTTTCTTGTCGATGAAAACACTTTTCTGCCAGGCTTGGTATGCTTTGAACTTTGGGGCATTTCGGACAGCCTCCGGCAACTGGGAGACAGGCATCACCCCGACCCGATCAAAGGCAGACTGGACTTCGATCCCGCCCTCCGGGATCCATCCCTTCCGCACCGGCTGCCAATGGTGACGGCAGTTGTATCCCCCCCGATGGGTCATGGCAGGACCAGACTTCCCCTTCCAGGGGAAGGTCCACGACTGGATCTGTTCCCTTGTGTAGACATTCCCCGCTCGCTGGATACAGAAGGGTCTCGAGTCTTTGATGATATTCCCGTAGTAGAGGAAGGTGTCGAACCCCAGATCCTCCCCCTTCTTCATCATCACAGAGTTATGGAAATTCATTATCCCGTCGTTTGCCATCTGTTTGGCATAATTGGACAGGGGGCGACCCTTGGCATCTTTGTGTCCGGTCAGGGCTCCTGCGATGGATGCTACCAGGGAACTGAAGGGGGCTTGAGCCACAACCGAGTCGTACATGGAAGCGGCAATCTTATCCTGGGCAAGCTGACCGAACTGGGCATACTCGGACAAGTCCTGGGACTTCAGGGTGTCGATCATCTTCTTGTCGACCCCTGTGAACTCCGCAGCCTCCCCCATCTTCTCATAATAGTATTGAATCCGGGGGAGGGCTTTCTGGTACTCCTCGATAGAGGTCCGGGCGGCAGCCCCGTACTCCTCATCAAACAACTGGGTCAGATCGGAGTGGACCTTCTGGGACTGGGCAAGGTTGGTCTTGGGTCCGACGAGCAATCCAGCGGATGTAGTATCAAGGGAGGAAACCCGATCCACGATCCGTTTCTCAAGATCGGAGATCGCCTTCTGGAGTCGCTCCTGGTGGAGCGCTGACATGCGCTCAAGGAAATCGTCCTGGGAGTCGGCTATCTGGAGGAGTTCATCTTTGTTCATAAATCACAAAGCGCCGGAGGGAAGGTCGGGGCGGGCCCGCCATGTGGAAAGGAGGGGACCACAATGGACAGACTCCCTCCCCTCCGGCGCGCTTCATCTGTTAGGCTCCAGCTCGTTTTTTAAGTTGGGTCGGGGGTTTCTCTTTTTCCTCGTCCTCGTCTTCTTCCCCACCGGAGTCAAACCGATCCTTGGATGCCTCCATCTCAGCCTGCAGGAGTTCCTTTTCCGATGGAGCTGCATCGATATCCTCGTCGATCTTCATCATCTCCTTCTCACTCAGGGCGGGGAGCATCCGGCGGGCAACTAACTTCTCCAGGTACCGGCGGAACAGCTCGGAGACCACAATGGACTTCGCTGTCAGGATATTGGCAAGATCCTCTGCCAGGTTCTCGACATCGAAGCTTGTGGGGTACTCGAGTTCGATCTGTTCGTACAGGGCATCCAGCCCCTGCCACTTCATCCAGTAGTAGAGGATCCGCCGGTGGGCTTTCTGAAGGTTCCGAGCCTTGGCTGACAGTCGGGCATTGAGCATTTGGAACTCGGTCCGAAGGGCAACCCCGGACTTCGCCTCGGCGGATGTCTCTGTTGCCTGGAGCCCACCGATATTCGCTGCCCGGTAGATCTCCCTGATCTTCTGAGCAATCCACTCGATGATGGCACCGACAGGCTCTGCTACAGCCGACTCTAACCAATCCGGTTTCGACTCGGGATGCTCTGGATCAAACTCCAGGACCACAGCCGGTCCCGTGTCATCATCCTGGGCCTCCCCGGAGCCTGCCTCCTGCATCGGTTTGCGCATCATGGGAAAGGCTGCGTAGTCGACCACCTCCTCCCCCTGGGACAGGTTCCGGATAATGCTCACGTCGATGTAGGCAATATCAGCGATATCAGAAACCCCGATTGCCCGGTAGGATCCCTTCATGTTGAACAGCCAGACAAAAGGGATCTCCCCCAGCCGATTGTCACCTTCTGCTACAAGTTCGACTGTTGTCCCTGGGGCTGCAATCATCTTCTTGCTTTGGGTTGTCTGACCGGCGGAGTTGGTCGAGACCTTGGTGAGTGAGATCGACTGATCCGGCTCCTTCCAGATCTCCCACTTCTCCGGGGTCCAGATCCGGTACTGCCCATCATCGTCCTTCAGTTTCAGATAGGACAGGAATGGTCGATTGGCTTCATCCCGCTCGAATTCCCAGTCCAGGATGGCGGTCGGTCGATAGGCAGACAGATAAGGGTAGATCCCGGCTTTCAATTCATCGGCGACTGTCTGCACCTGGGAGGATGCTTTATCGATCAGGAGCCCGACATGTCCCTGGATGGATGAGAACCGGCTCTGCTCCAGCATGAAGTCGTTTAGGTTGTCCTCCATCAAGTTGCAGTCCTTGATAAAGGCTTGCCACTGCTTGTTGTTGGTCAGGGAATCGGGCAGGGTGATCTTCGGTAGCTTTCGGAATAGATGATGGTTCAGGATGTCGACGATACTCTTGCTGTAGGCAAATCCAAACGCCTGGGCGATCCGCTTCTGATAATTTTTCCAACTCTCCCGCTCGTGCCGCTGGATGGCATTGATCCGGATCAGGGCTCGGGTCCCGTCATAGGCGGCTTGAGTGAAATTCCACTCCTCAAGAAATATATCATAGTACTCGTGGGTGGAGCGTAATTCGTCAAGGTCCATTTCGGAAACCCTCCCTCTTATCCTCAAAACAAATATATCAGTTTACACCAATACAATAAAGAGTCTACTTCCACGGGATCTGTGGTCCGGGGGCGTAGTGCTTCTTCACCGGGTATTCCCGATACACATAATATCCAATGCCATCTGTGATATGGGACAACTCCGGATCGGAGTCCTTGTCGATCTCCCCGGATCCCCCTTCTGTCAACCGGACCCCGTCAAAGTCGATCTTCGTGTGTGGGGCCTTGGAGGGGTCGACCATCATCCGGACCTCGCCTGTCATGGAGAGCAGGCGGGAGTTGACAGAGTTTACCCGATCCCGCTCCCTTGGGTTTGCCGGGGGGATCTTAAAGAACACCCTGGAGTTCCCAAAGTGGTGCCATAGCTTTTGTTTGATCAACTGCCAATCGGATCCCAGGATCTTTGCTGTCCCCTTGGCTCCCCCGGTTGAATCACCATAGCAAATGATCTTCCCCTGGTGATTGCCCCAGTCCTGGATCAATCGATCACAAATCCGGACCGTGTTTGAGTTTCTCGGGATCCAGACCTCACCGATCACCCCGGAGCCCCAGAGTTCGGCCTTCGGCATGATCTGCTCCTGAACGACCGCAGCCACCCCTGGGGACACGTTGAAGTCAAAGCAGAACAGGAGCGGTCGAGTCGGATCGTATTCCAATCGACCACAATGCTTATGCTCATCGAAGGCATAGTAGGCCTGCCCGGCAAAGTTAATAAACGAGGCTTCATACTCCTGGGCAAATGTTAGTTCATCCAGGTGACGGCGGGCAGCATCGATTTCAGACTCCGGAAGGATATCAGCTGACGGCCACCAGAAGGTGTCCCATTCTGGAAGAAGGTTCTTTTGAAGCCGCTCCTCCCGGAAGTTCTTGGCATCCTCAAACAGATTGTAGTAATGATTGCGTCCTTCAGGGACTCCGATGAAATCACACCAGCCGAGGCGATCTGAAAGACTCGGGCGGACGTGCTCCGGCCAGGTCTCCTTCTTCATATTTCCATACTCATCCAGGACCCCTCCGTCCCAGGGAGTACCCTCAATGCGCTCTGGTTTATCCATCCCCAGGACATGGATCTCAGAGCCGTTTATGAACTGGAGCTTGAGTTCTGTCTCAATCGGGGGACGGGTCAGGAGGTGAGCCGGGACCATCCGCTTTAAATCGTTCCAGTAGATCCTCTTCGCCTGGTCCCGGGTGGGGGCTGCAACAAAGAACCGGGCATCCGAGAACCGGGTCCCTGCCATCGCCCGCAGGATCACTTTCCGCTTCCCCACAATCTCAGTCTTTCCCGATCGTCTTCCAGCTGGAACCACATTGAAGCGAGCCTGGGAGGTCCAGAGCCGAGCCTGCTCGGGATGATATCGAAGGGGATCAAATTTTATTTTGGGTTTATCGGTCATCCGGTACTCGTACTGGCGCTGGCTGAAGGAGATTGAGACGCTGTTATGCTAACACTCACCGATGCCGAGGGACTCACGGAACCACTGGGGCTCAAGGAGGCCGACGGGGAAATGCTGGTGCTCGCCGACGGACTCAAGGAGGCGGAATGCTCATCCTTCAACCTGATAGCCATGGCCATGATTCTACGTCGGCGTCTATGGGAATACTGGGATAGCCCAGCGACGTAGGTTCGCAAAGCTTCCTGCCCCTGATCGATAGCGACGAATATTTCGGTCTGCTGATCCTCCGTCAGTAAATCGGTCAGCTCCGCAATTCTTTCAACCCTTGACATGGTTGGCTCCTTTATCTACCGCCTGGGACATTTTTAACCGGGAACTGGAGGAAATCCACAATGGATACATCGTCCTCCTCGACTGAGTCGTAAATCCCTTCCACAAGGAAGACCCGCTCCTGGATCTGCTTGCCCTTTGATATGGCAAGATCATCCCCGGATAAGGTAATCACAATGGTCGAGGCAATTGGAGTATCAATCACCACAGCCTCCCTATCATTGACAATCACCCCAGACAAGGTCATCAAAGTCCAGGTGGCCGACTTTGGGGCAACAGCTTGCCCATCCTCATCCTTGAAGTTAATGGTTACAAAGGCCGTTGAATTCTTGACCACCGGGGTTGTGATGACTGTAGGCATTAGCCATTCCTCCTATGAACACCGACCTTCAAAGGAAAAGGTTATTGACGGACTTTTTAAAGAAAAGGTTACCGACGGACTCGCCACACCGAACGTCATGCAAAGCACATGGAACGGGATCGGGGAGGCCGATGGACTTCTGCTCTCACTTCCGCTTGGACTCAAGGAAGCCGATGGTGACAAACTAAATGATTCACTCGCACTGGGACTGCCAGTGGATGAAGCTGTTGAAGACTCACTGCCACTCGGACTAAGGGATGTCGATGGGGACAGCGATCCTGAAGCAGAGCCCGAAGGACTTAAAGAGCCACTTGGGGAAACGCTCCCAGAGGCCGACGCACTTGGGGACAAGGAGCCACTTGGAGAAACAGAAATGCTTTCCGATCCACTGGGGGATAGCGATCCTGAAGGGCTCAGTGAAAGACTTGCCGATCCTGACGGACTCAGGGAACCACTGGGACTCACCGATCCAGAGGCACTTGCCGATGGGCTAACACTTATAGATTCAGATCCCGATGGGGAAAGACTTCCGGACGGGGAAAGAGATCCACTGGCTGAAGCTGAAGGTGAAAGCGAAAGACTCTCCGACCCGCTTGGACTCAAGGATCCTGAAGGGCTGACTGAGCCAGAGGCACTGCCACTTGGACTGAGTGATCCGCTTGGGCTTAATGATCCCGAAGCCGATGCCGAAGGACTTAAACTCCCTGACGGACTAACTGATCCAGATGCCGATGCCGAGGGGCTTAGACTTCCACTTGGAGATACACTTCCAGAAGCCGAAGCGCTTGGGCTCAAAGATCCTGATGGGGATACAGAACCACTTGCCGAAGCAGATGGAGACAGGCTTCCTGATGGAGAAACCGAAATACTCTCACTTACAGACGGAGACAGGCTTGCACTGGGACTTAACGACAAACTTGCTGATCCACTCGGGGAGAGTGAACCCGATGGACTGACCGATCCGCTGGCTGATGCCGATGGCGACAAGGAAGCCGATGGACTAACAGAAGCTGAAAGGGAAGCACTTGGACTAGTAGATGCCCCCCCAGGACTTGCACTTGCTGAAGGGCTCAAAGAAGCCGATGGCGAAAGGGAAAGGCTTGCTGATCCACTCGGGCTTAAAGAACCTGAAGGACTCACAGAAACAGATGGGCTTGAACTCGGGCTAAGGGAACCAGACGGAGAAACTGAACCTGAAGCTGATCCACTGGGGCTTAAAGATCCCGACGGGCTGGCCGAGCCACTTGCAGAGCCCGAAGGTGATAGGGATCCTGATGGTGATAGTGATAGGGAAGCAGATCCCGATGGGGACAAGGATCCAGACGGGGACAAACTACCGCTGGCAGATGCCGATGGACTCAGGGAGCCACTTGGGGATACCGATCCAGATGCCGAAGCTGATGGACTTAACGAGCCTGAAGGACTCACCGAGGCTGATGCCGAGGCAGAAGGGCTTAGAGATCCTGATGGTGATAAAGAACCACTCGCCGAGGCTGAAGGACTTAAAGATGCCGACGGCGAAATGGAAAGGCTTGCACTTCCGGAAGGAGAAAGACTTCCACTCGGGCTGACGGAGGCGCTGGCTGAGCCTGAAGGACTTAAAGAACCACTCGGAGAAACAGAAGCACTCGCTGACCCCGAGGGAGACAACGACCCAGAGGGACTTACGCTGGCCGAGGCTGATCCACTTGGACTCAAGGATGCCGATGGGGAAACAGAAGCTGAGGCGCTGGCTGATGGTGAAAGTGAAAGGCTTGCTGACCCACTCGGGGACAATGATCCTGAAGGACTTAAAGATCCGGATGGGCTTAAGCTTAAACTCGCAGATCCGGAAGGAGAAAGAGATCCGGAAGGGGATACGGATGCCGATGGACCCCCCGCCGCCACATACTCGTCCGCCCCGATGTCCCAGGTGCCTGCTCCGGTGGGCCTTGTCTCTCCGTCGATGTCGGTGGTGAAGGTGGCGGAGAGGTCGGTGCCGTAATTAAGTGCCCCGGCGTCATTGGATGCGAGGTGGAAATCTGCTGCGCCGACAAAAGTGAATGTCTGGCTATGCCGGTTTCCTGTTCCAGTACCTATTCCCTTGGTATTATCGCTTGTTGTGGCGCAATATGTCGGAGTGATCGATGAGCCTTCTGCGTCTAAATATCCACAGGATGAAAAAATACAATTCGTTAGAGTTACTTCTGAATATGTCCTCTTTACTCCGACCCTGCATTCATGAAAGGTGCAGTTTAAAACAATCGTTGTCCCGTTATAATTATGAGGCCTGACGCCAAGGCAGTTATTATTTGCACTATTATTGTGGTTATAAAACACACAGTTTGTAATTCTTGCATCGACGTAGTCAGCCAACAATGAGATCAAACCTATTTCGCCATACGCCTGATTATTGTTGCCTTTTAAAATGCACCTATCAATCTCTATTAAGTTGGCGTTATCTGTGAGTGAGTTCGTTGTGTAAATTAAAGGTGACGCATCACCGTATGATGAATTAATTTGCAACCCTTTGAATTTTATATAGTTTTCATAAAACTGTAAAACAATATTTGTATTAACAACGAGTCTATAGGATGATGTTGACCATTTCCCTCCATGCGAATCGTGAGCAATGATGTTGAGATAATAACTGTCTGAAACGGTCCATGCCGTTCCGGTGTTCACTGCCGTTGTGTCTTCGAAATTATAGCAGTCGAAGGTGAGAATCATATT